ATAAACAAAAAGACCAAGAAGTTATTTGGCTTTATAATTAAAATAAATTTACTAACTAAAAATAATAATTATGAAAAATTGGTTGATTTTAACAATGATGAAATCTAAAAAGTTTTGGTATGCTGTAAGTTCTATTGTAATACCTTTAATGGTTCAATACATAGGGGTAGATGAAGAAACAGCTACAAAACTATTTTATGCTTGTTTAACACTTGTATTAGGTCAGGGTATAGCTGATAGTGCAAAGAAGTAATAACAGGTACAGATTAAAGCCGCATGAGATAGCGGTAATTGAAAAAATGAGGGCAACAAATGAGAGGAGAAAGCTTATCATACCAGATTTGCATGCTCCTTTCATTGAGCCTGGTTTTTTTGAGCATTGTAAAGAAATTTATCAGAAATGGGATTGTACGTCCGTACACTTTACGGGGGATTTGTTGGACAACAGTTTTAGTTCCTTTCATGAAATAGCACCTGATGGCAAAAGTGCAGGAGATGAATTAGCTTTAGCAATAGAACAGATTAAGCCTTTTTGGGAAGAATGGAAAGAAGCTACTGTTTGCATTGGCAACCATGATGCCATTATCAGCAGGAAACTTGTAGCATCAGGTTTATCACAGGCATGGCTTAAAGATTTTAATGATGTATTAGGAACACCAGGATGGATTTGGAAAGATAAATTTATAGAGGATGGTGTTATGTATATACATGGCACAGGTAGCTCTGGTAGAAATGGTGCTATTAATAGGGCTATAAATTGGAACACAAAAATTTGCCAGGGGCATATACATACTGAAACGAGTATTATATATCATGCGAATCAAGATAATTTATTATGGTCTATGCAATTAGGCTCAGCATTTAATGTAAATTCTTATGCAGCAAACTATGCTAAGAACTTTACTAAAAAACCTATTATAGCAGTAGGTGTTATATTAGACAATGGGCGTTTGCCTATTTTAGAGCCAATGAACTTATAATGACCGAAAAACAAACAAATATACGCCTGTTTATACTTTATTTTTTAATCATTTTTACCATTCTTTTGCTTAATTTATAAGTTTTTTTTAAAATAATTTACTAGATATAAAAGCATTTTTTTTAATATTTTTTGTGAATAAACTTGTTTATATCATTTTTTGTTGTATCTTTGTACCATAATTAAAAACAAAGAAAAATGAAAAATAAATTAACTACTAAATCGCAAAACACTTTAAAAAGATTAAGATTAAAGTCAAACAATTTAAAAGGGTCAAGATTTCCCAGTTTAAAATCAATACATAATCTTTTAACTGAATTAAAAATAGAGCATACTTTTGGTGAAACTTATTGTGAAAAACATACTAAGCCTAGTGGATATCAATATTCAACAGGTGGTGGGTCAAAAACATACAGCGGATTTACTTTAAGAATAACAGATAAAAGATGTGAAGATTATATAAATATGGATTCTACTGATTCTTATTATTCTTGGAATACTTATGGATACGCAAGAGATTTGTGTAAATTAATATATAATAATTAACAATTAAAAACAAAGAAAAATGAAAACAAATTATAAGATTACAAACAAAGTAAGCGGTAACACGCAAATTATGAATCAACAAGAAAAAGATATATTCTTTTCTCACAGCAAAACACAAATGTCAAACTGGGATAAGTATGGCAAACGTAATATGATAGGTGATTACGATATACAAGAAATTAACTACTTAAATAAAATACCTGTTTGGCTAATAACAAGTGTATTAATTGCAGCGACTATTTGCTCTATGTTGCTTCACATACAATTAAACTACTAATTATGGAATTGATAGCACAGGACTTTTATTTTTATAATAACGAAATATATAAGACAATAGAAACGCTGTCGCCTAATGGTTGGTTTACAGACCTTAAAAAGGTAGAGCCTAGCATTAGAATCTTTGGAACGCAAGAACAGATAAACAAAGCCTTAGATGATTATATAGAACTAACAGGGCTAAATTTAGATGAAGGTTTTGATTTTAAACCTGAGCCAAAAGATTCACGTTTTTATGACAAAGATAGAAATGAGGTCATTAAAAAGAAACTAAAAGAATACAAGGAAATATATAATAAAATGGATAATAACTTAGCACTAATAACAACGATATGAAAACAGAAAAAATTAAAGAAATGTACCTAAAGTACGAATTAGAAAAAGAAGATATTTTTAAGCATCAGCACTATATTATCTTGACCAGAAGTGCAATAGCAAAAATAAATGCTTATGAATCTATTGATATACATTACGAGGTGGTTAAATGTGAAGCTAATTTTGCAGGAGTAAAGGCAATAGCAACTAAAGGAAACAAAACTATTGAAACATTTGGGTCTGCTTTAAAAGGTCAAACATTTAAAGATGGCAACACTAATAGTCATTATGTATTAGAGATGGCACAGAAAAGAGCATATGCAAGAGCCACTTTAGAAATTTTAGGTTTGTATGAAATAGGTGTCAAAGGCGAAGATGAGAGCGAAGAATTTAAAAAATAACATGAGGGGGTTTTAAGCAATTATTAATTATTAATGTCAGCAGTTATCCTTTGTAAATGCTTCCCCCCTCTTTTTTATTAACTAAACTATAAAACATGGACAATTACACACCTAAAAACAGTATTAACACCCCTTTAGATAACACCGAAAGGCTAGAGTATTTTAAAAGGGAAAGCGAGAGAGTAAGAGAAAACAATCTTAAATTAAAATTAGAACTATTAGAAGAAAAACAAAAACTATTAAAAATTTTAGAAATCATTAAAAAATAAAAAATTATGGAAGTAAAAGGAAAATTAATTAAAAAACTACAAGCAGAGGCAGGAACATCAAAGAATGGTAAGCCCTGGGAAAGTCAAACAATCTTAGTAGATACAGAAGAGAAATTTAATAACATTATAGCTATAAAATGCTTTGGTGATAAGGTTAAACAAATGAATAAGTTAAAAGAGGGCGATATGGTTGCTATAAGCTGTAATGTTTATTCAAGAGAATATAACGGAAAGTATTATAATCAAATTGATGGTTGGTTTTTTGTAAATCAAAATGAGAACCCAACAGATAACAGGTCTGAATTTGTAACAACAGATGATGATAATTTACCATTTTAATTATGACTGAGGAATTAAATTTTAAAGCAATATGCGACCTTACTACAAACGTGTTAAACATGCCTAAAGGCTCTTTAGCATTAAGAAGTCGTAAAAGACCTTTGCAGGTTGCACGTTCTGTAGCGGCTTATATTGGCAGGTCAGAAGAGGATATACATAGAAAGGTTATTGGCAAAGTATTAAATAGAGATAGAAGTTTAATATACCATTATGAAAATAGGCATAGTTTTTTATATAGGTCATGCAGTCTTTATAGAAATACGTTTTCTGCTGTTTACAAAGCATATAAGGATATTGATAATGAAAAGGAAATTTTTATTAACGGTAAATTAATGAAAGAGTATTTATTAAAAAACAATGTTAAAGAATCTAAAGATTCAGATGTTATTTTGCAAGTAAAAAGCGGTGAGGCTATTTGTGATATTAACACTTGTTATTTTGAATTTTCAAGTCAATTAGAAAATATTAAATTTGCAATGGAGAAATATTACTATACAGTTAAAATGTTATAATGGATAAACCTAATTATTATGCTATAATTCCTGCTGATGTTAGATATAGCAAAAAGCTAACACCTAATGCTAAATTACTTTATGCAGAAATTACAGCACTATGTAATATGAATGGTAAATGTACAGCATCAACAGATTATTTTTGTAAGCTTTATGAGGTTAGCAGGGTGTCAATACAAAAATGGCTTAAAATTTTAGAAAGCAACAATCATATTAAGCGTATTAACATATATAAACAGGGTAGTAAAGAAATATTAACTAGGGTGATAACTTTAGTTAACAACCCCTGTAAAGAAAAGTTAACAGATAATACTAATATAAATATAAATAATATTAATCTTACAGATAGTAATAATAAGGGGCGTTTTAAAAAACCTACTTTAGATGATGTTAAAAATTATTGTATATTACGCAAAAACAATATAGATGCAGAAGCTTTTATAGATTTTTATGAAAGTAAAAATTGGTATGTTGGTAAAAATAAAATGAAAGACTGGAAAGCTTGTATAAGGACTTGGGAGCGAAGAGAAACAAAAAAGCCTACTATGAGCAAAATACACCAACATTTACAGAAAAATATAAACGTAAAAGAAAAATTAAAAAAACAATTTGAAAATGAGAATAATTAAAACAATGTCAAATGAAGATTTGCTAATGTGTTCTGTTGATTTAGTTAGCAAAACATACATAGAATTAGGACAAAATAACGTAGAAGAGGATACAATATCTATAATGGCTCAAAGCCTAGCAACTGATTTAAAAAGAATGTATAAAAACTTTTATTTTGAAGATGCAGAAAACGCATTTAATTTAGGCGTAAGAAGCCCTAATACAAGCGATTTTATACACTTTAACGTGCCTACCTATATAAAGTGGCTTAGAAAGCATCAACAGCTTATATGGGATGCTAGGGCAAGGGTGGACAAAGGCGAGAACCCAAAACAAGTTCCGCATTATAGAGATGAACCAAAACTTTTAAAATGATAGGGTGGGTATTAATAACAGCCATTGCAATGTGGCTAATAAGACAAATAAGACAATGAAAACAATTACAATTAAACAACATGAGGTAAAATCACAATCAGATGCAGTTTTATGGCATTTAAAAACATATGGCAGTATTACAAGCTATGAAGCAATAAAAGAGTATGGAGCAACTAGATTATCAGCTATTATATTTAACCATAGAAAAGAGGGCTATAATATAGATAGTAAGCCATTAACAAAAAAAACTAGATTTGGCAGAAATACTACTATTGCAAAATATATATACAATGCACCGCCTAAACAATTTACACAAAAATCAATATGGTAAAAAAGTCAATTAGCAAATTAAAAAAAGAATTAGACAAATGGTTTAGTCTTTACATTAGGCTAAGGGATGCTGATAATTTAGGTTTTGTAAAGTGTTACACATCAGGTCGGTATTATCACTATAAGAGTATCCATGCAGGACATTTTATGTCTAGGAAATGCTTATCTACAAGGTGGGATGAAATTAACGTACAACCTCAATCAATAGCGGATAATCTTTATGGGCAGGGCAGACAATATCAGTTCGGTATTAATTTAGATGCTCAATATGGAGAGGGAACTGCCGAAAGTTTACAGATTAAATCTAGGCAAATACAAAAGTTTTCTAGGGTAGATTATGAGGAAAAGATAAGTTATTACAAAGAGGCTGTTAAAAACTTAAAAAAAGAAAAGGGAATTGAGTAAACATTTATTATAAATTTGGCGTATGCACATACCAATATACGCAAATGAAGAACATAAATCTATTATAGATGTTTATATTACAATGTGCAAACAATTTGCTCAAGAGGTTGCAACTAAGGCAAAATACAATAATTATTTAGAAGTTGTAGATGTGATTATAGAGTATTCTAATAATTATGGAAATGGAACGCATGAAAACAACTTTTACGACTGGATTATGATTATCCCAATAAACTTATCAGTAGCAACAAATGGTTTTTTTGCAGGTGTTGAAACAAAGACTAATGCAGCAGTAGTTAGAGCATATAGAGTTGTATTAGATGAAATGTTACATGAGGTTGTAGAAAAGATTAATAGAGTAGAGCCTAAACATGACTGAGATATATTTAGAAATATCTAAATTAACAGATAAGTTTAGAACAATGGCTTATGGATTAACAACAGATGAAAACAAAGTAAATGAAGCGGTGCAGGAATTAATGCTTTATTTTTTACAAATGAATCCTGATATTTTAAAGGGTATATATGAAAAGGATGGAATATTAGGGATTACAAGATATGGGGCAGTTGCCTTAAGAAGAGCATTAACAAGCACTAGAAGCAATTTTTATTATAAATATGAAAAGTACTACACACATATTGATAGTTCTATTTACACTCTTAGTTGTACCTATAACGATGATAATATATACTTTGATAATAATGTTAATAAAAGTTTACATAACATTCCGAATGAAGAGGTAGATAACACAAAATTAGAAAGATTAGAATTAATAGACAAGGAATTAGATAAATTAGATTATTGGTACGATAGGGAATTGTTCAAGCTTTACTATTATGAAGAGGGCAGCACACTAGATAAAATACATAAAAAAACAAAAATAAGCAGAAATAGCATATTTACTACAATAGATAAGGTTAGGAATATATTAAAGAAAAATTTAAATGAATAAGTTTTTTGTTCCAAATGAAGTATATAAGGATAGGCTAGAAATATGCAAGTCATGTGTTTATTATTTTAAACCCACTGGAACCTGCAAGGTTTGTTTGTGTTTTATGAAACTAAAATGTAGATTAGCCCCTATGGAATGCCCACAAAAAAAATGGCAAAAAACAACTGAGATAGAAACACCTGATGATTTGCCACAGGAAATAATAGATGAAATATTAGACATGTGGAAGGATTTAAAAACAGGCAGAGCAAAAGATGTGCAAGCAAAAAAAAGAATGATAGAAACATACAATGTTATACACATGACTAATTACAGCCCTACTACAAATTGTGGTAGTTGTATATCTACATGCTTTGATGGAATTAAAAAATTATATAATAAATATGCTTGAAGCACTAAAACACATAACAGGGCTTTGCGGAGAGCCGCATCCTAGCTTATTGACTTTATTATTAGGAACACCTTTTGCTAGTTACATGTATTATAAAATAAAAAACAATAAAAAATGAATAAAGAAATACCGAGTTACTATATTGGAAAAACTTATAAAATAGAAGCCAGGAAAGTTGTTGAGGACTTTCAGGCGGATAGTTATAATTTAGGAACTGCCATTACATATCTTTTAAGAGCAGGTAAAAAAGAAGGAAACCCTGCCGAGCAGGATATACGCAAAGCAATAAGTCATTTACATTTTGAGTTAGAAAGGATTTATATTAAAAGCAAAACAAGAACAGGCGGATTAGCACAAACAGGAGGCAAGTTATGACATTATATAAATGCTCATGCGGAGAAGAAAAAGAAGTAAGCAAAGCAATCATAGTCTTTAGGGATGGTAAATGGGTTGCAGATGTAATGTGTAAATGTGGTAAATACATGGATAGTGAACCTGCTAAGGGAATGCCAAGTATTAAAAGAACAGAAGCATCACTAAGTAAAAAAAAACGACATGATAAATTATGGGATGGAGCAAAAGAAAAGCTAATAGGAGAGAGAGGTATAAATGAACCATTTGATTAATGAAAACAAAACCTAGAATACCAAAGAACCCAAAGGCACTAGCAAAAAAAGTTGTTGAATATTACTTTAACAATCCAAATGCAAACAGCTTAAAAGAAATGACAGATAAGTTTGATGTTGCACATACAAGGATTACTAAAATACTTAGAGAGGAATTTAAGCAAAGACGTGAAAATAGTATAACACGCAAATATATACAATATGAATTTCGTAATTAAAAGCAGTGAGGATAAACAATCGCTTTTTAATTATCTTAAAGAGTTAGGAACTGATTATATAGTAAAAGTAAAGAAACAAAGAAACAATAGAAGCAATATGCAAAACAATTACTATTGGGCATGTATAGTACAACCATTAGCAGAAGAGTTAGGTTACTTTCCTGATGAAATGCATGATACTTTAAAAGTAAAGTTTTCAAGCGAGTGGCAAAGCATAGAGATAAACGAAAGGCAGATAGGATTACAAACAGTAAACAGCACAGCACGTATGAACACAAAAGAGTTTGAAGTATATGCAGACCAAATAAGAATATGGGCTTTAACAGAATTAGGTATAAGATTAATGTTGCCAAATGAATTCAAGTAAGTTTCTATTATATAATATAGACTTGATTAATCAAAATATTTCAAAATGAACACACATGGAGGTAAAAGAGCAGGAGCAGGGCGTAAGGCTAAGGCAGAAGAACAAAAGCTAATAGAGAATCTTACACCAATGAATCCAATGGCTTTAGAATCACTTAGAAAAGGATTAGAGAAAAAAGAACAGTGGGCAGTAAAATTATTCTTTGAGTATTTTTATGGCAAACCACAACAAAGGGTAGATGTAACATCAAATGAGGAAACAATCAACATGCCATTAATAAACTTTGTAGAAACTGAATCTGAATAAAAAATACAATCCATTATTTACATCTGACGCTAGATACTTTATTATAACAGGTGGTAGAGGCTCAGGCAAATCATTTGCAGTAACAGTATTTTTAACTTTGCTG